GCGACAGCGCACGCACTTATTCCCCATCGCTGACACAATTCACGGGTTCCGTTGATGTGTTCTGGGATGAAACGGACACGAATGGACAAGGCGCATTGACCATTGGTGCAGAGGTAACAATTAACTTCTATCCAGAGGGTGCGACAACTGGTGACACATACTATGGCGGCACGGCCATTGTTACCGGCATCACCATCAATTCATCATTTGATGGCTTGGTTGAAGCGTCATTGACTTTGCAGGGTGACGGCGCACTAACGAAAACCACGGTAGCGTAACATGAGTTTGGGCAAACGCATTGCGGCAAAACGCGCTGAAGAACAGCGTTCTTTTGTTGATGTGGATGAATGGGGTGAAGCGGATGAACCGCTTCGCCTTTATTTCACTACGGTTTCCGCGCGTGACATGGAACAGATACAACGCAAGCACAAAGACTTTATCAACAATCCAACAATGTCGGCCATGATTGATATGATCATCCGCAAGTGTGAAGATGAAGCCGGTGAAAAGGCTTTCACGCTTGAAGATAAATCAATCCTATTGGGTGAACCATTGAACTTGATTGCCAAGGTGTTTGGTGCGGTTCTTGAAAGTGTGACGATAGAGGAACACGAAAAAAACTAAGGAGCGACCCGTTTAGATTTAATCTGATTGCATTGGCTGAATTGCTTGGCAAAACCATTGATGAAATAGAGCAAATCAGTCTTTCAGAATACAACGAATGGGTCGCATACTTTAAGATCAAGTCGGAGCAAAAGAACGATGGCGGTTGAAAAATTAACGTTTGAAATGAACGCCGTTGGCAATGCCGTGCCTGAAATGAAAAAGGTACAGGCACAGCTTGGTTCACTTGATAAAACTATGATGCGCACAACGCGCAACTATGCAAATCAAACAAAAGAGATTGCACGCACTAGGCTTGGAATGAAAAAACTGTCTTATGGCATGGGTCAAGTTGGCCTACAGGTTCAAGACGTTGCAGTTCAAGCAAGCATGGGGACAGACGCCTTGCGTATTTTCTCTATGCAGGGGCCGCAAATCCTAAGCATATTCGGGCCACTTGGTATGATTGCGGGTGCATTAGGTGGTGTGGGTGCTGGCATTCTGATGGCAAGCGGTGGGCTAGATAGATTTAGAGGTGCCTTTGAAGCCATCGCGCCTGTATTTGATAATTTCCTTGATAAAATGGGTGTTCTTATACAGCAATTTTCACCTGTGGTTTCATTCGTCGGCGGGTTGGTCGCGGGTGCATTCCGAATGCTTGGGAATGTCATAGACTTTGTTTCTGATAACATTGAAACCTTAACTGTAATGGCTGGCACGTTTGTTGCGCTGAAACTTGCAGGGATTGCCTTCACCGCCGCACAAAGTTTCGTCAGTCTGGCAAAAGCAATATCAGCAACCAAAATATTAATGGGCGCACTTAATGCGGTCACAAGGCGAAACCCGATATTATTCATTGCTATTGCTGCCGGTGTAGCCGCTGACCGATTGGGTTTGATTACCGAAGCAATGGAGAAGCTACGGGAAGAATTTCCGCAATTCTTTGATGCGGTTGCTGATGCGGGTGATGCAACAAACAAGTTAATTTCGGAAAGTTTTAAAGCGTTGAACGATGCGCTTAGAACGCCGATGATGGTCACTGTTGATGACAAAGCCACACCAAAGCTAAAACAGATACAATCTGAAACAGAAAAACTGGCCAAGGTAGTGGCTGACAGAATGCAAGCGGCGACTGATGCTATTACAAACAGCTTTGAACGTGCCTTCATGTCAATGGTTGATGGGACAATGAAAGCCAAGGATGCGTTTCGCGTTATGGCGTCTGATATAATCAAGGAACTTTATCGCATATTTGTTGTAAAGCGGATTACTGGCTTTATTGCTGATGCTATAGGCTTGTTTACAGGGGCACCAGTTGGGCAAGTTAGCATGGGCGGTGTAAAAGCCATCGGTGGCCCCGTACAGCGCGGAAACCCCTATGTTGTGGGCGAACGTGGGCCTGAATTGTTTGTGCCGTCACGCACGGGTTCTATCGTGCCTAACGACAAAATGACAAACGGCGGTGCGGTCGTGGTCAACCAAACCATCAACGTATCAACAGGCGTGCAGCAAACCGTGCGCACGGAAATCAAATCACTGATGCCACAGATTGCGGAAAGCGCGAAAGCGGCAGTCGCGGATGCGAAACGGCGTGGCGGTTCATATGGAAGGGCGTTTGCATAATGGCTATCACTTACCCCTTAACGTTGCCGTCACACACCGGAATTGCCCAGATTGAATTACGTGCGGTGAACGCGGTGGCATACAGTCAATCACCTTTTACGTTTGCGGGTCAGGCGCACGCTTACAGTGGCGAAATGTGGCAAGCTGACGTCACTTTGCCACCTATGAAGCGTGCGGATGCCGAGCAATGGATTGCGTTTTTGATCAGCTTGCGTGGGCAGCGTGGCACGTTTTACCTTGGCGACCCGACAGGGGCATCACCACGGGGAACCGTATCAACCAATACAGACGTCAATTCAGCTACCGGCAGCGCGGGTGACAGAACCATTTCCGTCACAATCACATCGGGTGAAACGTTATTGGCTGGCGATTATATCCAGATTGGCACGACGGCTAACAGGACGTTACACAAAGTGCTAGAAGATGTGACCGGCACGGGTGCGGCACAGGATATTGAGATTTGGCCGGCTTTACGCGCTGACAAATCGAGTGCCGGCGTGAATATCGTTAGCACAACGGGCAAGTTCAGATTGGCAAGCAATCAGCAAAACTGGTCAATCAATGAAGCCAGCATTTACGGCCTAACATTCGGAGCGTTTGAAGCGATATGAGTAGAACAGTTCCAGCGGCATTACTTACTGCGCTTGATGGCGATGAAATTGAAGTATTTTATGCAGTTGACCTAGACTTTGACAGTGGCAACATGCGTCTTTGGACGGGCTACGGTGATAAAACGATCAACAGCCAAACCTACACAGGCACAGGCAACTTGCTTACTATAGACGGCCTAGAAGAAGTGTCGGACCTATCTGCGCGTGGCACTACACTAACGCTGAATGGCTTGGATAGCACAATCGTTTCCTATGCGCTAACAGAAGAATACCAAGGGCGACTTGTGACAATCTATTGGGGCGTTGGCAGCAACACGGTAGAAATATTCCGTGGCTACATGGATAAAATGACGATCCAAGACAGCTCAGAAAGCGCGACAATCAGTCTGACTGTAGAAAGCCGACTGATTGCCTTGGAACGGGCTAACGTGCGCAGATATACGCGGGAAAGCCATGCAGCGGTCAGAACGGCAAAAGGCTTGACAGGTAGCGACACATTCTTTGATTGGACTACCCAACTGCAAGACAAGCAGATTGTCTGGGGGCGTGAAGTGAAAGATGGCGAAGCCTGATTTAGACGCACTTAATGAATACATCCGCGAAGTGCGTGATGTGCCGTTTCAATGGCATGTGAATGATTGCTTCACATTCACCAACAATGCATTCCGCGCTATGTATGGCGAAGGTTGGGCAGATGATTGGGTTGGTAAATATACAAACAATGGAATGTATCTAAAGCGGGATGAATTGCGCAAGGTATTCAAAGCCAACACATTGGAAGAAGCGATTGACCGAAAAATGAAGCGGATTGACTATATTCCACCCAAGGGTGCGCTTGTTACGACTGATAAAGTGCGCAGATGGGTGATAGGCGAAGCGCTGGGTATTGCGATAGGTACAAAGGCTATCTTCTTGAGTGAAAAGGGTGTAATTTCTCAACAGATAGACTTCATCACAAATGCGTGGGTTAAGACATGAAATACAGGCTAGGCGATATTACAATTAAGAATTGGAATAGCTGGGATCGTGTTCCGCGCGTTGATGTCCTCGTTGCCTCGCTGTTTCCAAGTCTAACTGCTGGGACATTTGCTTATGCTGTCGCGTATGCTGGGGTTTTTCTTGGTGTTACGGCCGTTACTTCATGGGCATTACGCGCACTTTCACCTAAACCCGACTTCGGTGCTGGATCGCGTGGCTTGCTAGTAAACAGTCGTGAAGCAACCGCGCCACATCAGATTGTTTACGGTGAAGTGCGCAAGGGTGGCACGGTTACATTTATCGAAAGCACTGGCGATACAAACCAATACTTACATCAGATTATTGTTCTTGCGGGTCATGAAGTGAACGATATTGGTGATATTTACATCAATGATGAAGTTGTTACGCTAGACGGCAGTGGACTTGTTACTGACACCAAGTGGAAAGACGGTGACGGTAATTCTAAAATTCGCATCAAGACAAAAACAGGCGCAGACAACCAGACGGCAGACAGTGATCTAGTCAGTGAAACATCCGTTACATCCGACTTCAAGGGCGAAGGCATTGCTTACCTTTATGTGCGCATGGAGTATGACCAGAACGTATTCGCTGAAGGTATCCCGCTATTTACGGCCAAAGTGCAGGGTAAAAAGGTATATGACCCACGCACATCCACAACTGGATATTCTGCAAATGCCGCGTTGTGCATACGCGACTATCTTGTTTCCACCTATGGCCTAGATAATGACGGTGACACCAACGACACATCATTCCAAGCTGCGGCCAACACATGTGATGAAAGCGTTACCCTAGCTGATAGCGGGACTGAGAACCGATATGAAATCAACGGGGTTATCAGCTTAGATCAAACCCCATCCGACATCCTTGGCGACATGATGACGGCTTGCGCTGGCACATTATTCTGGGGCCAAGGCGAATGGCATCTGAAGGTTGGCGAATATACGTCATCAGTTAAGACATTCACGCTAGACGATCTGCGCGGCCCAATTAACCTAGACACTAAACATAGCCGCCGTGACAACTTCAACATCGTGCGCGGTACATTCACAGATGCGGCACAAAGTTGGATACGGGCCGACTACCCTGAAATACGATCATCCACATTTATCAGTGACGATAATGATATTGAAAGTGCGATTGACTTAGCACTGCCATTCACAACGTCATCAGCGATGGCACAACGATTGGCGAAAATGACGCTATTCCGCGCACGGGAACAGATGACATTTACGGCTGACTTTGGACTAGAAGCGTTTGAGGTAGAGTGCGGCGATATTATAGCTTTGACGATTGATCGTTATGGTTGGACAGCCAAAGAATTTGAGGTTGTCGGATGGAAGTTTAAGA